GGCTATGCACAAAGCTGATTTTATGGGAAGATCACCCGAACCGGGATGGAGAGGTTTTCTTCAGTAAGGTGAAGCTGCTGAAATACCTGGCAGAGAAATGGAAGGAAGTGAATGAGCATGGAAAAGCAGCAGATGGAGAGAATGAAAGAGCTGAAGCAGCTAATGAGCGAAAAACAAGCGGCATTCTGTGATCATTACATAACCACACTGAATGCCACGGAAGCCGCCAAACTGGCCGGATATTCTGAAAAAACGGCCAAAGCCATGGGAAGTGAAAACCTGACAAAACCTTACCTAAAAGAATATATAGATTTGCGGCTTGCAGAACTGGAAGAGAAAAGGGTGGCAAGCGCTGAGGAGGTGCTGCAATATCTCACAAGGGTAATGAGAGGAGAGGAGCGGGATCAATTTGATTTGGATCCTTCCCTTCAGGACAGAACCAAGGCGGCAGAGCTATTGGGCAAAAGATACCGGCTATTTGTGGATAAGCAGGAGATCACCGGGAAATTGGAGCCCGTCACCATTATAAACGATATACCAAGGGCACCGAATGGAGATTAGACTATCTGATCTCATTGCACCACAATTCTATGATATTCATTGGGATATTTTGGAGGGTAAACATACCCACTATAAGCTATACGGAGGCAGAGGCTCAACAAAGTCCTCTTTCGTGAGCCTAGAAATAATTTGCGGCATGATGCAGGATCCCAATGCAAATGCCGCCTGCTTTCGGAAAGTGGGGAACACCCTGGCAGAGAGTGTGTTTGAGCAGCTCTTGTGGGCCATAGACGCTCTTGAAGTAGGTCACTTGTGGAAAGTCAC